GCCAGTACGCGCCCGCATCAACGCTGGCATAAGCCAGGTGCGCGGCTAGGCCGCAGCTCGTGCCAACCTGATCAATCCCATACACGTAGGGCGGACCCAAATAAGTCGCGCTATGGGCATCTGTGCTTGTCAGAATTAACGTCTGGCCCTGTGCGCGCACGCCTGCCATGATTTCGCCAGTTGTCTGCAACGTCAGGTCGCCCGCCTCGTTGGTCGCGCTTGGCGTCCAAACTGTGTTGTTCTCGCGGTCACACCATTGCACTTTGCGGCTGTTGCCGCCTGCGCCGAGCGCTAACAAAAAGCGCTCCTCAGTCACAACAATACTTTGATTGTTTATCGGAGCGTTGCTTAACACAGCGGCCACTGCACTTGCGTTTAGCTGCCATTCGTAAATCTTGCCATCATCACGATTGCACGCGACGAGGTATTCACCCCAAGGCTGCATCGCCCAGCTTGTCGCCGGGTCTATGCGCGCTGCTTCCAAGCGAGGCGTGCCGTAAAATTCTTGTCCGTATAGCCCGCCGCCATAGCCGGTTGCCGCCGCTGCATCCTCGCGACCTGCCGATAGGCCCGTTGGGGTTATATCCGACTGAGTGCCGGCCATGTTGTACGCGTATAATTTGTTATATGTACCAACAGCAATGCGGCGGTCCAATCCGTTGTCTGACCACGCCATCATTCCGCGCACCTTGGCGGCGGCGGCAGTGTCTGACCGCACCCGCCACCCGCCGAGCGGGCGCATTGTGCCATCCACCCAGCGCACCAGATTAGTGTCGCGCCAGCGGCCCACAGATTGCAAATCTGTCCCGTTACGATAAACGCCCGGCGGTATATTAATGTCAACTAAAGCCATAGGCACAACATGTTGTTACAGACGCTAAAATATTACCACATGTTGTAGGTAATGCCAAAAAAGCGGCTATGGCATTATAAACGAATTTCTGTCCAGGACGCAGTACCAGAAGCGCCGGTCCCACCGTTCAACCAAACTTGATTAAATTCTATGGCATTGGCGCTAGTCATATCAATCACTTTGTTAGCAGTTGCGCTATATGAACCACTGGCGCCGTTGCTTGATGCGATTGTGCTATACGACCCCCAATTCGACCCGTTATCTGAGCTACGCCTATAGCGCAGCAAATGAGTGGAATACTGGCCGCTAGACGAGTGACTGACCACTACATTTATCATCACTATCTGATTAACTGTGTCTAAGTTCTCAACTAAAATAGTTTGGGTAGAATTAGCCGCCAAATAGCTAGAGTCCACACGATTTGCAAAGGCGCGCGGCGCAGCTGGATCTGCATAGGCTACGTCTGTGCCGTCACTTGTGAGAATTTGCCCCGCCGTGCCAGCCGTCAGTGCTGACGGGTTCCCGGCTGCGTCACCCACTATGACTTTACCTCTTGCCAGCCCAGCCATTTTGCCAAGTGTCACTGCGTGATCTGCAATTTTGTTGCTAGTGACAGCGTCATCTGCAATTTTAGCCGTCGTAATTGAGCCATTAGCAGAAGCAGGAATTGCCGCAAATTCCAGCGCGTTGCCAGCGTTGTTGACCGTCAGCACTTGCGCTGCGCTGCCGATCGCATTTAACCCCGTGCCGCCCTGGGCTGCGCTGAGAGGCGTTGTTAGACCTGTCAAGCTTGTTATTGAGCTGTTTTCGCCGGTCGCGCTGTCTAGTTGCGTCTGGACGGCGCTTGTAACGCCTGTTAGGAAATTTACTTGGGCAGCCGTTGCGGTAATGGCCGTGCCTGAAATTTTCCACGACCCCGCCGTCAAATCCGGCGTTATGGCTGTGCTGCCGCCTAAAATTGAGTCAATGCTGTCTAAGTTAGCGTTGATTTTGGTGCCCCAAGAATTTTCAGACGCGCCGACTTCTGGCTTAACTAAGCTGTAATTCGTTGTGTTCGTGTCGGCCATTTTTTTACCTCAAGTTATGCGGCATTTTGCCAGATATTCGCCGGCGTCTCAACATTGCCGCCAGATTGCGGAACCCACGGGTCAGCGCCAGAGACGTTTACGGCGGCCCAAGGGTCAGCCCCAGCGGCGGCAACAGGCTCCCAAAGCAGCCTGCCGGTGGCGGTGACGTTGCACGCCGCCGCCATAGCGGCTTGGCCATCGCGGAAAAACCCGGCCAGCGTTTCCGCCGAAACCGCAACTTGCGGCGACGCGGCAGCGTCAATGAAGTTTCTGGCGATAATTGTTTGCGTGACATTGAGGCTTGCGGCGATTGACGTGTAACGAACTATAATTAGCGTGATGTTGCCCAGCGAGAACGTGGCGGAAACACCCCCGGTTACACCCGTGTTGGCATTACCGCTGGCGGTAGGAGCGCGCGTGCTTAACCTTGCCGCCAAAGTTGTCGCCACCGCGTTTGATGTGGCCGATTGGCTCGTTACTCCAAGCGAAATTGTTGAGCTAAGAGAATCTGATATAATTTTAACAACGTTGATTTTAACGTCGGCCAGCCCGGTTGAAATTGTTGCCAGCAAGGTCGGCGCGGGCAAAGTATTGTCTGATCGTGTTGTAACCCCGTCACCTAGCAAAGCAATAGCGGATACGCCGGAAACGGGCACGTCAACGCCGTATGGGCCGGCCAATGTGCCTAGTGATGCTGAAATGTTAAATTCGTTCTGCAGCGGGCCTGTGTCAAACGGGCCGGGCAAATACGGGTAAACTGCGCTGTCAGCCGATTGGTTCGCCTGCGCGACCAATTGAACGCGAGCGGGGTTTACGTACCAAGGCGGATCTGGCGTCAGCATCGTGCCAATTTGGAAGCCGGTCAGCGGCTCAACAATGTTGGCTTGCGTGCTGCCCAACGCCGCTGTGATGCCAAAAGAGGCTGGGGTAAATTCAACGTTTGCCTGTATCGCGCCAATCGATGCAGTAACTAAAAGCGTGTGTTCTTGCGACACGGGGGTGCCATCATCGTGATGCGTTGCGGTGGTTTGTGGCTGCAATTTTAGCCCGTACAGCACCCAAGCTGCGCCATTTGTCAAACTGGTTTTATCAGTGCCGAATGTCCCGACTGAAACAGGCCCAATTTCAAGACCTTTGTCCGGCGAAAGGTGAAACAGCTCACGCGCTTTGTTTTCGCCCGGCAGTAAAATGTCACCGGCAAATCCATTTATCAAGCTGTCAAAAAATGTGTCGCTGTTTGTCGGGTCAAACGTGTTGATCGTCCGAACTTGGCCGACAATTACATTAAATAAATTCGGGTCAGTTGCCGGAAAAGTTAAAGTTGCAACCAGCGGGTCAGCAAGCGAGGATATTGTTGCCGCGCCGCTTGCAATTGTCTCAGGTAAATGCCGGAGATGTGGCGGCTGCCGATATTGCGCCAATCCAGCGTCGTTGGCCGTTGCTGGAAATGTGTAATCTCCGTTTACAAGCGGCGCAAAAGCGCCTTGATAAGTAATCGGCCCGTCAGTTATTGTGGCAGTTATTCCAAATTTTTCAGCGTGGGGATATGTGCCGCCCCAAGTTGGCTCAACAGTGTTTGGGCTTTGTTCTAAACTTGGATCAAATCCGAGAATATTATAGTTTACAAAACTTGCAGATGGATACTCGTTATTTCTAAACTCGCCAACGCCGTCATTATTTGGATCGTAAAAAAATGTTGTATTTGGTTTTCTGATCGCAATTTCAGATATTTTTGAACTTGCTTGAACCGAGATTGACTCAATCGAAACTTGCAACGATAGGCCCGAAACAAACGAATTTACAACTGGTCGCGCAACGCCTGACCCGCCAAGCGTTACGGCTGCTATGGGAGCGAAACCTAGCATTTAAGCAGTAAAGTCTACGTATTTACTATAACCGGAAGTAAATCCAGTTTGCGTAGAAGCAGTTAATGCATACGCAGTCGTAAGATCACTAGCATCGGACCCTCCGATAAACGCCTTAACGTCACCAGTTTGCCAATAATCACTCCCATCAGGGTGTAGACCAGAAAGCATTATAGCACCGATGGTTCTAGGAGTTGTCCATTTAATTGTCACAGCGATTGATGAACCATGTGCCGCAACTGCGCCTGCGACAGCCGTAGTGTCTGCTGGGGATGTGCCAAAAAGAGCATTCTGCTGTGCGACGAAGTAACCCGGCGCTTTGGACGCTTCCTCTGTCAGTGTAGTATTTTTGTCTATGATGTTGTGGCCGTACTGTGTGGCAGACAAGGTACAATCATTGACGAAGGTCGCATCGTCAAACATATTTACGCCAGAGTCATCTAAAATCTGATACCAGACAATCATAAAGCCAGTGTCTTGGCTAATACTGAAACCATAACAATCGGCAAGCCCAAAGGTAAGAGTGACATCTGTACTTGCGGTTGTTGTCAAAACACCGTCACTGGCTTTTGTGCGAAATGTGAAAGACCCAGCATGACTAGAACTTGTTGAAGCAGCAAGTGAGAAAACCCCGTTAGACTCTGAAACGCTGGTGACTTGTGGGGGTAGAGAACTTGAGTTGTATAAGGTTGAACCCGAAAACCCGTCCCAATCGTAGGTGATGGGAAAACCAGCATCGTCAACGGCTACGGCTGTAATCGTTGAGTCGGTTCCGCTGGTGTCTAAAGAAAGGGTTGAGGGAGGTATTGTTGTGTACCTAGGGGTGGTTTGTGAGCCTGTCGAAACTCGATCCCATTCAGTGCCATCATAGACGTATAGTGCTTTTGTATTTGTCACAAAAGCCAAATCAGTCACACTTGGCGAGGCAGGCAAGTTGGCATAAGTTGAAACGTTTACTATGCCACCGCTTGGGCTAGCTGGTTTCCAAGTGCTGGCCACCGCGTCCCAAGTCAGCGCCTGGCCGGCGCTTGGTGACGTGTCCGACACATTCGCCAGGTCTGCCAAATATTGCGCAACATCATCGGCTAACATCGTAAAGAAACAAACCGCCGCCGCGCCAGCCGAAATCGCAGAATTGTCGGAATTAGACGATCTCAGCGGTGTGCGCGTCATCGTGTAAGTGCCGCCAGATAGCCCAATTACGCCGGTGCCAACCTCGTATTCGTTGTTCTGCTCAAGCGTGTAACGCAGTTCGTCGCCTGCGCCCACGGATTGGTCGGCCAAACTCTCAAACCCAGCGACGGCATTCGCCCCAAACGTAATTGTGCCCGCCCCGCCGGACGCGACCGGCATCTTGCATCGGTTAATAAATTTGACCATGTTAAAATACCCGTTTAGTCGAGTCTCAGGATACTTGTACTACTTCCAGGCGAGGGATACTGGAGCACAAAATCTCCCGCAGTGGCAGATACGCTGCCTCCAAATGAGAATACCGCAATAACGTCATTGTTCGGATCGCCGGCATTCGGATTATACAAAATTGCCCCATCCGACACGACTGTGACGTTTGCAAATGTCGTATCATCAAAATCGATTATGGCCGTTGTTCCGTTGCTGTCCATTTTTGGAAATGTGTTGGCGATTGCTGCCGTGGCTCCGTTGCCCGCGCCTAAAACATTGCGCGAATATGCAGCATCGTACGACGAGTGGCTGACCTCATCCGTGCCGACAGCGCCAGAGCTTACGGTCGCCGCCCCATAATTGGTTGAAAGGGCGCTTTCTTCTTTTAACAGAATAACCTTCATATCCGTGTCAAAATCGTGGTTTCCCTTTAAGAGCTGTAATTTGAACGCGTTGCTCAAAGACGTGGTGATTGTGCCTGCCATGTTATTTCCTCTAGTTCGCCGTTAGGGCCAGATCACCAATTTGGATTCTGAGCTGGTCATTGGTTGTGATTGTTTTAGCGGCTGTCAGCTCGCCCACGATTAAACAGTTTCCGCCGGTTGCGGCGTCCATCAGCTTGTAGTGCGTAACCGCGCCTTGATTGCCAGTTGCAACGGGAAACGTAATTTCCGACGTATTGCTGATTTGGCCATTGGCGGCATTAGTGCCAAAAACGACTTGCTGGCGCGCGTAGCCGTTGCCTGAGATTTCCGCCACCGCCGTGCCAGTGTCAGTGAAGTCGCCGCCACCCAGCGCAATATAAACCGCCGCAGGGGCCGTGAAGTTGGCCCGCCCGGCAATTGCGTTTAAGACCGCTAATTCTGCGTAGTCCGATAAGGCCGCCACGTTTTACTCCAAAGTTATGTCGAGCTGGCCCGACATGATGCGAAAATTATCACCGACGCCGACATTCTTAACGACCGTCAGATCTGCGTGCGCGATTTGATTGCCGCTGGTTGCTGCGTCGTACACTGCCACCGACGTAATATCGCCCCACTCGCTGGTCGCGGTGGGCCACGCCAAAACGCCGGAATTGGTCGCCAGATTGCCCGACACGGTCAGCGCAACGCTTTGCCGCGCATAAGCGCCGCCCGAAATCTCAGTGCCAGGCGTGCTGTCAGTATTGCTGGACGTTTGCAGGCCGACATACCACGCGGTCGGGCGTGTTGCGGCGGTTGCCGTAAACAAATAATTCAACACATTTGTTTCATATGTGTCCGATAATGACATCAATACGCCCGCAGTTTTAACCTTCGGCCAGAACCGCCATATTTGGCCGCCTCGCTCGACGTGTTTATACCAGATATTGCGTTGGCGTACAAAGTTGACCATACAGATAGACGTGCATCGTCTTTTAAATACGGGGCGCTGTGCGCCAAAGCGCCGTACAAATATGCGTCAGGGAAATAGGTCAGCAAGTAATTTGACGTGTTGCTGTCCGACAGAGCCTCGGCCCGCGCGGTGTAATAAAGCTCAACAGTATACTCGCCGTCCGGCGCAGGGAATAACTCAAATCTGCCCGCGACAAACGCGTAATACGCCGGAGAGCCAGACGTGTTTAAGTTGGCCGCCTTGCGGTCCAGCAATTCGGCTTGGCTAATAATCTCAAGCGGTGCGGTGGTGCCAGACGTGACCTGCAGCCGGATTGTCTCCAAGTAATCCGCCGGGATTGGCACGTACTGCGTGCTTAACGTCGCCACGCTGCGCTTTTCGCCCCGCCAATGCCGCGCCTGCCGCGCCAGGTCTGACTCGGCAAGCTGGATGAAATTAGGTATGACGCTGGTTAAATCATCGCGGTTCAACGTGTCGGCAATGGCCGACTGTAGCTCGGCGTATGTTGAGATTGTCATTGTTTTTTCCTAGTTTTGGCCTGAGATTTTGAAAAAACGTCGTAAACGTCTATAAAA